CTGGCGTATAGAAATTGTTTTTATTGATAGTGCAGCAGCACAATTTGCTAGTGATCTTGCCTATAACTATGACATAGCAACTACTCGTGCTAAAAAAGATGTATTACCAGGTATTGCCTATGTGCAAACACTAATACAGCAAGGCAAACTATTAGTTTATAAAGACTGTAAACACGTACTAGCAATGTTAGATCAGTATCGCTGGGATAATCGTGAAGGTTTAACTCGTGAACGACCTAAGCATGATGAATATAGTCATATGGCTGATGCCGTACGCTATGCACTCTATAGCTATGTAGTCTAGGCAGTATAAATTTAGCTATTGACAATTTACTACCTTTTAGTATATAATCATAAAAATTAAGTTATAATAGTAGAGTAAAAATAATTAGATGGCAATTAATACTAATAAAAGAATACCAGTAAAATGGGTCAGAGACAAAGCTAAGTCAGCTTATGAAAAACAAGCTAAATGTTATATTTGTGGTTCTACCAGTGAACTAGAGTTACATCATCTACACTCTATTACTTGGTTGTTAGAGTCCTGGGCTAGCAAAAATAACATAGACATTAGCACCGATGATGCTATACTAGCGGTTCGCGATAGCTTTATTAGCAGGCACTATACAGAGATTTATGAGCTTGTTTATACACTGTGCAATCGTCATCATGTACAATTGCACGGTATATACGGCAAATCACCTAGTCCTAGTAGTGTAGCTAAGCAGAAACGTTGGATAGAGCTGCAGTGTGAGAAACATAGTAGTGGCGATAGCAATTTTCGTGGCAGTAGCTATACTAGCTATTTCTCACAATTTTTAGGAGAAATAGATGGCACTAGAAAAGATTCGTAGTTGGATTCGTGAAAAATTAAATCCAGCTCAACCACTAATACATCGTGACGAAGGCACACATATAGGTAGCGAAAGTAGAATCATTACCTTTAGAAATGCATTTCGTAACATAGACAGTGTAAATCGTAGCGTTAATATGGTTATTAGCGCAGCTAGTTCACTAGACTATGATATAAAAGATAAAATAAATGAAGGAGTAGTAGTTGGTGTTCGTCAAAAAACGCTAGCAAACTTACTTAACTTTAGACCAAATCCCTATCAAACAGCGCAAGATTTTAGACGAGAACTATTTAAAGATCTACTACTAGAAGGCAATGCATTTATACATTTTGATGGCGTATTTATGTATCACCTACCAGCAGAAAATGTAGAAATATTAAGTGATGCAAAAACTTTTATACGTGGCTATAGATATAACGGTAATGTATTATTTGAAGAACGCGAAGTCTTTTACTTTAAAGATGTAAGCAGTACTAGTATCTATAGAGGTGCTAGTAGGCTAGAAGGCTGTATAGAAAATATAGGCATACTTTACAGCATGCAAGAATTTCAGCAAAAGTTTTTTGATAATGGTACAATATTTGGACTAGTACTTACTAGTGAAAATACACTTTCTCAGCAAGCTAAAGAAAAAACATTACAATATTGGCAGCAAAGATATAATACTAAGTCAGGCGGAAAGCGTCCAATTATCCTAGACAGTGGACTTAAACCTATTCGCCTAAGTGAACAAACTTTTAGTGATCTAGACTTTGACCGCGCAATAAAAACACATGGCGAGCGTATTATGACAACTATAGGCGTTCCACCTATACTACTACAAGGAGGTAATAATGCTAACATTGCCCCTAATTTACGCTTATTTTACCTGGAAACAGTACTGCCTATTACTAGACTATATATTTCCGCTATCGAAAGATATTTTGGATATGACGTGGAAGCAGTAACTAGTAATGTTAGCGCATTACAACCCGATATTGGTGAGTTAGCAAAATATCATAGCACACTAGTAAATGGTGGCATTATAACACCAAATGAAGCTAGAATAGAATTAAGGTATCCTAAATTAGACGGTGGGGATACTATTAGAATACCTGCTAATATAGCAGGTTCAGCAGCCAACCCATCTCTTGGTGGTAGGCCTAGTGATACAAAGGAGTAATATGAAAACAAAACTGGAAAAATTACTCTATTTAAGCAGTAAGTTTACAGCTAGTACAGATACTGAAGATAGCATTTATATTGAAGGATATGCTAGCACAGTAGACCGTGATCGTCAAGGTGATGTAATTCCTATGTCTGCATGGACTGATGGATTAAAAAATTATCTTAAAAATCCAATCATACTAGCCTATCACAATCATCAGATGCCAATTGGCAGAATGATTGATCATAAAGTTACCGATCAGGGTTTGTGGATTCGAGCACAGATTCCTAGTGAAGTAGGTGATGTATACAAACTGGTTAAAAAGGGTATATTAAGTGCATTTAGCGTAGGTTTTAGAGTACGTGATGCAGATTATGATCATGCTAATGAATCATTTTTGATCAAGGACCTAGAACTACATGAAATTAGTGTAGTTTCAATTCCTGCCAATCAAAATACACTATTTAGTTTAGCCAAGGCATTTGACACTGCCGAAGATTTTGAGTTATTTAAACAGCAATTTGCTCCAAAGGCATCAGCTAAACAGCTAGATACCCCAAAATCAGCAAAAAGCACTATAAAAGAGGAATGGGACATGGATCCAAAAGAATTAGAGAAATTACTAGCAGATGCTGCTGCTAAAGCTGCTGAGCAAACTGCTAAAGCCGTGCTAGAAGCACAAACAAAAGCTACTGAAGATGCTAAACGTAAGCAACAAGAAGAAGAAATGCTACAAGCTAAGATTAAAGCTGCTGTTAATGCTGTTGCGCCACAAGCTACAGTACAAACAGTAGATACTGGTGCTGAGCGTCTCCTAGCAGATGTTGAAAAGCGCTTAGAAGATCAGGCCAACGAGCATAAGAGTGCTATTGAAAACCTACAGAGTGCTATCAAAGAAAAAGCCAAAGAACTCGAGCAGCTACAAAATAAGAGTGGTGAGCTAGAAGCACTACAAAAGAGCCGTATGCATTTTACCGATGCAAAAGAAGGCGACGTTAGCTATAGTGACAAAGAAAAAGCTGTTTTACTAAGTAAAGTTCTACGCAAGCCAATTCAAGAAACCAAATTTGGTAAAATGGTATTAGAAAAAGCAGCTGCTAGTTTTGGTGGACGCGATCGTTTTACTACTACTAATGGTGATGCTTGGGAAATTGAAGTTAGCACAGCTATTCAAGGTGAAATGCGTCGTCAACTAGTAGTAGTTGGCACAGTTAATAGCATTGCTATGAATCAAACAGTTATGCGTATTCCTGTAAATCCAGATACCGGCACAAATGCTACTTGGGTAGCTGGCAGCAGTTTCGGGTCGGACTATACTAGCGTTGCTGGTACAGGTGCTAGTAGTGGTACAACTAGAACACATACTATCAAAGAAGTTACACTAACTGCACAAAAATTAGCTACAAAAGAGTATGTATCTTTTGAAGAAGATGAAGATACAATTATTCCCCTACTACCACTAATTCGTGATGCTATGGCACGTCGTATGGCCAAAACACTTGATAAAGCTATGCTATTAGGTGATGGTGGTACAACTGCTACAGGTCAAGTAGCTGCTGCTATTAAGGGTCTAGCAAGTTATGATGTTGCTGGTGGTAGCGGTAGTGGCGTTACACTAGATATTAGTAATGGTGATAAATTCACTGTTGCTAAGGCAATGGCTGCTCGTAAAGCACTAGGTGCTTGGGGCTTAAATCCTAGCGAACTAGTTATGTTTGTTAGTACACAAGCTTACTATGAGTTAATGGAAGATAGCAACTTTTTAACAGTTGACAAAGCTGGTCCTGCTGCTACACTATTAACTGGTCAAGTAGGTAGCATAGGTAATACACCAGTGCTTGTTAGCGCAAGTTTTGATGCTGCTGGAGTAGATGGAAATGCTGCTGCTGTAGTAGTCAATCCCATGAATTTCTTAGTAGGTACACATCGTGGTATGCGCGTTGATAGTGACGACGAAGTCGTAAATCAGCGTAGTGTACTAGTAGCTAGTATGCGTATTGGTATGACACAACTATCAACAGTTGATGGTCAAGGTGTTGTAGCAGTTCGTTATGTACCTTAATCTTTAAGTTTTTAGACAGGATTCGTAAGAGTCCTGTCTCTAAAGACTATTTAGGTAGTTTTTAGAGACAATGCGGAGTTTATATGGCTACAAACTTAATTACTAGAGCAGAATATAAGAATTATCTAGGAATTACTAGTACTAATAAAGATGATGAAATTGATTTATTAATTCCTAAAGTTAGTAGCTTAATAAAGACTTACTGCCGTAGAAGTTTTATTGACTACTATGATGAAGCATATATTGAGTATTTTGAAGGTGGTTTCGATAGATTTTATTTAAAAGAAGGTCCAGTACGTGAAGTACTAGCTGTAAAGAAAAGTATAAATTATGGTAAAACTTATTCAGTACTAACAGAGTATACAAATTGGGTACAAGATGGTGATAGTGTTAGAGTACTCGATGCTCTAGTATTTGAGCCACTTATCCGCGGTTATCGTGTAGAGTATTTTGGTGGTTTTGAAACAGTACCAGAAGATTTAAAACTAGCTGTTCTTGACTTAGTAGAATATTATTCAAAAAATAATAGTGCTGTGCACGTTAATCGTGATATAACGCCTAATATTACACAGATACAATATATAGCTACAACAAATTTTCCAGCACATATTAAACGTGTACTAGACCAATATATGGCGGATTATACATAATGAAGTTTATACAGACAGCTAGTCCTGAATTAGTTAAAAATTTTCCAGAAGAGCTGCTAGAACTAGCTTCAGCTGGTGAAAAGTCTTTTACAAATCCTAGTACAACATTACGAACAATTATTGATACAGCTTTTCCTAGTATGTTAATAAGTGATTA